TAGGCTTGGACATCTGTGCCAATGGCTACGCCAAGGTTTGTCCTAGCTGTTGATGCATCAGCAAGATCAGATAAATTGTTTGATGATTGTAAATAAGATCCGCTATCAACATAAGCAGCAACCCACGCAGAACCGCTATAAACCTTCATTGATTCTGCTGTGGTGTCCCAGAACAATGCGCCAGTTAGTAATGCATTACCATCATTATCAACAGATGGCTCGGATGACTTAGCACCTAAGTACCTGTCATCAAAGCTGTCATAAGAGTCTGCTGCGGCACTGGCTGAAGCTGCCGCCGCTGTGGCTGAGTTACCTGCATTTGTTTCTGATGTAGCGGCGTTTGACTCTGATACAGCCGCTGCTGCGGCGCTATCTGCTGCCGATGTTGCAGAACCAAGAATACCGTCAACATAGCCTTTTGTAGTTGCATCAGCGCTATCTGTTGGAGTACCTAATCCAGTTACTTTGTTGGTACCCATAGCAATGGCACCTGTCATGGTGCCACCAGATAGGTTTAACTTTGTTGCGTCTGCTGTGTCTACATAAACCTTGGTTGCTGCATCTTGGTTTGCTGTAGGATCACCAAGCCCAGTAATCTTGCTAGTACCCATTGCAATAGCACCCGTCATGGTGCCGCCTGCAAGAGGTAACTTAGTTGCTATTGAGCTTGTGACAGTTGTGGAGAAGTTAGGATCATCACCTAAAGCCGCTGCAAGCTCATTTAAAGTATCAAGCGTTGATGGTGATGAATCAACAAGGTTTGCTATGGATGTGTCAACATAAGTCTTAGTTGCAGCATCATTAGCATTGACAGGTGCGCTAAGATTCTCAATCGTTGCAGTAGTTCCGGCATTCATGTTCAAAGTGCCGTTAATAACTACATCAGTAAAGGAAGAACTACCGCTAGACGCTGTTACATTACCAGTTAAATTACCAGTAACATTTCCTGTTACATTACCAGTGAGGTTACCAGTAACATTACCAGTAACACCACCTGTCAAGTCTCCTGTAAAACCAGTGCTTGCTGTGACTGTTGTACCTGTGATAGCTTGCGCTGTTGTGTTACCAATAACAGTGTTATTGATTGTACCACCAGTAACAACAGCATTGGATAGGGTCGCAGCGCCAGAAGCGGTTAGCGCCCCTGTTGTAATAGAAGTTGGGTTTGTTCCGAGTTCTTGTACTGTTCCACCAGAATCTTTTACATAGAGTCTTTTGTCATAGGTGTTAACAGCAAGTTCAGCACCACCAGCAGAATTTGTAAGATCGCCTGACGAAGGCGCTCCAGTGGTATCACGCTTTTTAGTTAGGATGGTTGCCATCGTATCTCCTGTAGGCTTATCTATATAGACTTAGCAATCAATATAGAAAAGCCCCCGAAGGGGCTGAAGGGGTGCTGCTAAATTAGCCAGGGATGACTAGAGCAACAGCAGATGTGTCACGCAACTCACCAACACCGTAGAGAGTGTCAGCAGTCAAGAGAGTACCAAGATACTCTTGCTTGTATTGCGTTTGAACACGAACACCAAGCTGCTCAACAAGCACGAATGCTTCAGGGTGAGCAAGCAAGCAAACACGAGGATTCGTGTCGCTACCGTCAGAGGTAACAGCCGTGTCAGCGTTGCTGGAGACATAGACTTTAACGCCATAGATGTCACCAATCTGACCGTTACGGATGGTGTTGCCGCTACCAGTCTCACCAGTAAAGGCTTGCTCAGTGAAACGAGCCAGACCCATAAGGGTGTTACGGGCAACAGGAGGAACGATAAAGAAGCGTCCATCCATCGGCACATCAGCGTCGTCAAGGCGCTGAATAGCACGGCGAATACCAGCGTCAGTCAGTGCTGTTTCGTTACCAGTGTTGGAGCTAGCAGTGGCATCAAACAGCGTAGCGCCGTCACCACCGATGTAGCCTTTGTTGTAGGCAGAAGTACCGCTACCGCCTTGAGCGCCACGACCAAGAACAAGCAGGTCAGTGTCGATGCGAGTAGCAAGAGCGTAACCAGCGTCATCCGTGTAGAAGCGACGCAGTGAGGACAGTGCCTGAACTTCAGCAAAGTCTTCGATGAGTCGGCTGTACTCATAGTGCTGGTTGATGGTAACAGTCTTCTCAGTACCGCTTTCAGCGATCAGGGTAACCTGAGCCTCAGCAGACTTGGAAGTTGCATTACCACGAGCAGGTGCGGGGAAGTGAACCACATCACCCTTTTTGCCCTTCATGTTCATCTTCTTGAAAAGATTGGCAGCAACAAGATTTTTCTTGTATGCAGCAATGATTTCATCAGACCATACCTCAGGTACAAAACCTGCGCTATTTACTTCACTACCAATTACATGATCGGTTCCGAGAGCCATTTTAAATATCCTTTATAGAAAGTTAGCTACTTGACCCTGTTTTCACGATAAGCAGCCATGATTTCATCTTGCATGGAGTCATACTTATCAGGGTCAGTTTGAATCAGTCGAATAATATCTTGCCGCCTAAAAATCTTCTTAGAAGGCGCTTCATCTGAGCCAGCAGAAACAGTTGTGGTAGCAGCTTTAACTTGCTGTGATCGGGCAGTCTTCTCTGCTGAAACCGTATTCTTGGCTGATTGCTGTCGATCCTTATACAAGGACAACAACTCGTCAGCAGCCTCATAATCATACTGACGATCAGCACGAACAAACAACTCTGTCCTTACCTTTGATGCCTGAATCCAATTAAGGAAACTAGGATCACCAACAACACTGGTAAAATCAGGATGCTTACTCTTTAAGGTTTCAAGCGCTCTAGCCTTTGCCATATCAGAAGCCATTTGTTCGGCTTGCTTGATTTTTGGGTGGCTTTCAATCGCCCGTTCTACCGCTTTCTTTGGGTCAGCGAAGAAATCTTCTTCGTCAACTTCAGGTTGCATTTGCTGTTTGCTTGAGGCTTGAGCCTTGATGAAATCATCCACAATGCGTCGTAGTTCACCAACCTCACTGCCCTGACGACCAATTAGCTTTTCAGCTTCCTGATGCATCCTGACAATCTCTTTATAATCCTTGCCCTTGTATTTTTCAGGGAGATTATCTTCTTCGTTGGTTTCTACTGCTTGACTTTCCTGAACTTCTTGTTGTTGCTCTTCTTGTTCGGGTTGGTCAGTGGAATCAACACTTTCCTCAATAAATTCAGCCATATTAGTCTCCTGAGCCTATTAGCTTTCTAGAGAGAACACTTCTTTTACGGGGTTTCTCTTATCCGTTTTGCTTTTGTTCCCACTTTATGCGGGACTCCCGCCGCCTTACCCATGCATCGGATGCGGTAGGAAAATCACCTGAACAACCATCAAGGCTGATTCTAGGTGTTGCAATCAAGCGAGTTGCTTCATTGCCACAATGCCGACAGGTGACGCTCATAACATCCCTGTCAACAAAGTATTCTTCTGTATGCCCTTTGGCACACTGGTAATCATTCAGAATCTTCACTAATTAACTCCTCGTAGGCCTGCTCAGACAGAGTTTTAAGCTGAACTAGGTAGTTAATCATTTCGATCTGCCCACGCTTGTACCAAAGATCTTGTTCGGTACTGATGTGGCTGATGTCCTGCAATTGTTCCTTTAGCTTGGTGAAATCCTCTACAAGGTCTTCCCAGCCTTTTAGCGCAAATAAATCAAATCTACGCTCATAAAAGTCTATGTCTTCTTGATTCAAGCATTGTCTCCGATGTGAGTGCTTACTTACTTAGAAGGGAGCATACCACATCTGGAGTTATTTGTCAAGTCTTTTTTAAATTATTTTTGCCTAGATGCAACAACCTGCAATTCAGCGATCTTGCGCTTGGTGTCAATATCCTTCTCTTTCAGCGCTACATTGGCTAGCTTGATCCTACGCTCAAACTCTGCTGTGGGATCATTACTATCCTGCAAATACTTTGATGCAGAGGCTGCAATGCTGGCCTGTAACTCTGCTGGCTTAAGCTGAGTATCCACAACCTCTGACTGCGTCTTGGCCTGCTTGAGTTGTACATCAGCCTGTAAGTCAGCCAACTCCAACTCAGCCTTTTGCATCTGTAACTGCATCACCTGTGCCTGGGCCTGTTGTTGCTGTGGGTCTGGCTGCATCATCTGCTGAAGCTGTGCCATCATCTCTTCACGGTTGTTAAGGCCACTGTTCTCAATGATGGACTTCAGCACCAACGGCACAACAGGGCTGTCAGGTCCAAGCGTCTTCAGCAAGTTAATGAACTGGAATTGCTCGTACTCCCTAGCGATAATTCCAAGGTTGGATGCTGGGATAAAGTTGTAATCAGCGGCAGGGTAGCGCTCTGGGTCAAACTGCATAAACCTGTAAGCAGCTTTCCTAATGAACGGTACAAGGAACTGTTCTTGGAAGTTAACCAAGGTACGCTTGTTCTTCTTGATGATTGCTGACAGTCCTGGTGATAGTCCAGCACCTTCGCTAGAGTTCTGTGCAGGTAGATTGAAAGAATCCATCGTCCCTGTAGCCATCAGCATCATGCGCTCAAACTCTTTAGCGGTGGTTAGGTTGCCAGGGTCCGTGTTACCAAACTTAAATGGTTGCAGGATCTCTGACGGATTGCCGTTGGTAAGGATAGTCTTACCTGGCCTTACCTCAAACCTAGCACCACGAGGTAGCCGTGTAGCGTCAATGCCCATCATAGGTACTGTGGTCAATGCTAGGCTGTCTAGGTGGCTACGAACTTGGGCATCAATAGCTTTCTGCATATTGTAACCCTTCTCAGCGATGCCACGACCCCAGAAGTAATTAGGGACAGAGTCGTTCTGGAACGCCACAACAGGACGATCCTTCATCATGTAAGGGCTTTCCTCAGCCTTTAACAGGTATTGGTCGTTGGCGATGACCACAATGGCCTCAACAAGGTCAGAAAACTCTGCACCATCAACGCCTAATTCTTTGTTATCTTCGTTGAATAAGTCAACATATTCACCGTCTTCAAAGGCTGTTTCAAGCAGTCTACGGGGAACCATACCGTACCAACGAAGCAGTTTTACCCTGTTTTGCTGGTAAGCAATGTCCTCCTGCACAGGCTCTAGGTCATCATCAACGGTGGTAGCACCAAAATTAGGCACTTTCTCATAAACACCTGACTCCATGCCTGCGATAACGCTGTGTAACGATACAAACTCCTCAATTGCACAGCCCAGTGAGTCTTCAACAGAGGCTGCTGATGGCTCAATAAGAAAATTCTTGGGATTTATTGGCCTAAGTTGCACAGAAAAGCGCTGTTTCTCTTCAACACCCACTGCTGTTAGCCCCATTTCAGCGATTGGACGCATTGCAGGGCTAAATTCAGTCTTTTCTTTCAGCAAAACCTCGCCAATGCCAGTGCCATAGACTGCGGATAGCAGAATAATGTCAGAAACAGACTTACGAACCTTATCTTTCTTGAAATCTTCAGTGAGTTGGTTCTTGACCTGCTCAATGTCGATGCGCTGTTGGTCAGCAAGATCGTCAGTGATGTCAAAGAAACGCTCACCACGACCAAAGACAGCCTCTTCGATCTCTGCTGTGTGTGACTCAATCGCCTGCTGGAGTGCTGGAGTGATGATCTTAGCCCTCTCAGACCTTCTGGTGCTGTCTTCAGCAGCCCAGACACCACGCCATAAGCGCTCGTACTCTTTCCACATCTCAAGATAATTGGAATCTCTATGGTGCCGCCAGTCTTCACACTGTGAAAGTACCCAGCCAGCGAGTTGATTAGTTGTATTCATTTACTTGCCTTTATAGTTCAAGGGATAATAAAATCTAGTATGCTACGAGTGTGTCTAAAGGTTTCCAGTCTTCTTCTTCAAAGTCATCAGTGGCAACATTCT